TTAAGGTTGGCGCAACTGGAAACGGTTTAAATCCTTCTTTAAACAGATATGATAATATTTCTGCATCTTACACAGCATTAAACTCTACTTTTGCAAATGCTGATTGGACTCAGATTAACTCTGTTGATTCAACAGGCGGTCAGGCGATTCCTCAAGGATCCGTGTACACTCAATATGATTTTAATGGTGAGTATGAAAACGGTCCTCTTTATTTCTGGTATCGTTACGGAACAGGTCCTACAGTAATCAAAGGTAGCAACACTGCCGCTGATTTTACAAATGGTCCTTATGCCGCTTCAGTTCAAGTATCAACTCCAGGATCTTCAACATTGAGTTCTGCGTATGCATTTAATCTAAATGACAACACAGATGCTACTGACTTTGTTACAGCATGGTCAGCCGCAAACATTCCTTATACTTCAGCAAATGTAAATGATGATGGTTCTATCAGCATTACTCACACTGCTGGTGGTACTATTGTTCTAAACGATATTGATAATGCCACTGGTATCAGCAGTGGTTTATGGGCTGAGGCTGGATTTGTTGTTAATTCAACAGCAGGATGTAAATACGGTCCAGCAGTTGATAACATCACTTTCAACGTTACTCAATCTTCAACAACAGGAGCCGGTATCGGTTTTTCAGTTAATATACAAAACAGTTATGAAAGATATCAATTCGATCCTACTGTTGTAACTAGTGGCGGATCAGGTCATGTAGTAGGAGACAGAGTTACATTCTTAGGTTCAGACTTAGGTGGTACTTCTCCTGGAAATGACTTAACTGTTGTTATTACGAGTGTTGGTAGTTCCGGTGAAGTTACTGGATTTACTTGGTTCTCTGGTGTAGCAAGTCCTGTTTACTCAGTTCAGTTGTCTAACTGGAGAGCATTCTCATTAACAACTTCAGGTGCGTACTCATTAACATCTAACGAAGGTGCACCAACTTCTATTCCTGAAAACATGACTAACTGGTTCTACTCATCAGTAGATCAGTGTGATATCATGGTAAACACTACAGCAGGATGGAAGGGTTATGCAAACCAAGGTTATGATATCAACGGTTTACCTTCACCAAGTGTTATAAATTCAACTGATCCTAATGGTCCTATTGTAAGTGCTACTGAGCCAACTCAGCAATCAGACGGTACTGCATTAGTATACGGTGATCTTTGGATTGACACTACTGACTTAGAAAACTATCCAATTATTTGGAGATGGCAACAAGTCGACGGTACTGACAGATGGGTTAAGATCGACAACACTGATCAAATTTCACCAGCTGGTATCGTCTTTGCTGATGCACGTTGGGCCGCTAATGGAACAACTAACCCAGCAAATGACCCAATGGTATCAATCCCCGTGTTGTTATCAAGTGACTACTTAGATGTAGATGCTCCAACTGCAGGATTGTATCCAGTAGGTATGTTGTTATTCAACACAAGACGTTCTGGTTACAACGTAAAACAATATCGTGTTAACTATTTCAATAGCGACAGATTCCCCAATGACAATCTTCCTACTCAGAAAGATGCGTGGGTATCTGCTTCAGGCTTACAATCTAACGGTGCTCCTTATATGGGTCGTAAGGCTCAAAGAGCAATGGTTGTTCAGTCAATGAAAGCCGCTATCGATAGCAACACAGCAATTAGAGACGAAGATAACTTCTTCAACTTACAAGCCGCTCCTAACTATCCTGAGTTACAGCCTAATATGATTACGTTGAACTCTGATAGAGGCGAGACAGGCTATATTGTAGGTGATACTCCATTAAGACTAAAAGATGATGCTACTGAAATTCAAGCATGGGCTACTAACTTAGCAAGTGCGGCATCAACTGGCGAAGATGGACTAGTCACAAGAAATACTTACATGGGTCTATTCTATCCATCAGGTATTACTAATGACCTATCAGGTAACTTAGTTGCAGTTCCTGCTTCACACATGATGGTCAGAACTATGTTACGCAATGATGCGATTGCTTACCCCTGGTTAGCTCCAGCAGGTACAAGACGTGGTATCATTGATAACGCCGCAAACATCGGTTATGTTGATGCACAAACAGGTGAGTTTAATGCTATTAAAACACGTGTTGGCATCAGAGATGTTCTTTACTCAAACTTCATTAACCCGCTAGTATTCTTTAGTGGTAACGGCTTATTGAACTATGGTAACAAAACATCGTTTGATTCTTCATCAGCACTTGATAGAATCAACGTAGCACGTTTAGTGGCATACATTCGCAGACAATTAGTGTTAGCCGCAAGACCATTTGTGTTTGAACCAAATGATCCTCAAACAAGAAAGTCAATCAGATCAGTGATTGAAGG